CAGATGGTACTTGGCGATTTGATGATCTTATGAGATCTTCTCTGAAACCGACCATCGACTAGTAGTAGTTTTACTACCAGATTAAATTTTCTATAGGCAAAGCCTAGAAAGGAGTATACCATGAAGTATACTAACGAATGTTTCTCCAAGGGAGAGTGTTCAAAAATTGCATCTATTGATGCTGGATCTATAGTTGAATCTACAGATACCGCAAGATATATTGCCCAGAATTTGGAAGCATATTATCTACTAATGAACACCTGGTCTTTTCAGTTATTTGAAAAGGAACCAATGTTATTACCTCAATTTAAGAGAATGGTACTACGTACTGGACTTTTACCTCAAATTAAGGCTGCTAATCATACTGCTGATTGCATTATCTTACGAGAGGGATCAATGGACCCGTTCTTTTCGGATATAGCACAGCTATATACTGATGAGGATGAGCAGACAGTATTACAGTTGTTGAGATACCCTAAGAGGTTCTCTCCAACTGGTGCTGCTGCCATAGCTAAGTTATCTATGGACGATTTTAAACAAATCGAAAATAGAAATAAGATGAGGGATAGGAGAGAAACTTGTTTCTTCGTTTCTTCCCTTGTTAGACCTGAAGTATTTAGACTTACTAAAGGTTTTAAGGAAATGGAAGGATCATTCTCTAATGGTGCTGCTAAAAATAGTGGCAAATCCATTCCTGAGAAAGTTTATTCCTTTCTATCCGACTTCCCATATTGGGATGCACCATATCATTATTACAGTATTGATAATATTTCAAAAAAACAATACTGTTTCGATGATGAGTGTGTAAAAGTTATCGCTGTTCCAAAAAGCTATAAAGCTGTAAGGCTTATAGCACCAGAAATAACCTCTCGACAATATTTTTGCCAGGGTGTTAGAAAAGGTTTAGAAAGAGCAGCTATGAAGGCTAGTAAATCAATTCATTTTGATGATCAAACCTTCAACCAAAGAGCCGCGCATGAAGGATCTATTGACGGATCATATGCTACGATAGATTTATCGCATGCAAGTGATACTGTACGAAAGTCCTTAATACGTGATTTGTTTCCTTGTGATCTCGCAAATGTCCTAATTGATCTATCTCCAAAAAGTTGGATTGATGGAGTAAATCAGGAGAAGCAGAAACGAACATTATATATGTTTGCTACTGCTGGTAATGCGATGACTTTTGCAGTTGAAACGATTATTTTCTTAGCGATCGCAGACGCTGCTTCGAAGCTCTACACTCGGATGACTCATGAAAGAGTTAAGTTACCTTACGTATTTGGCGATGATTCTATCGTTGATACGAGAGTCGCTCCTCTTTTCATTGAGTTTTTAGAGGCATTAGGCTTCATTGTCAATACGGATAAGAGCTTCATTAATGAAGAGTTACCTTACCGTGAAAGTTGTGGAGTAGAATACTATAAAGGCATGAATATGTCAGCTAAGTATTTTCCTCGCAAACCGATCATCATAACTGATGATTCGGACGTGTGGCGTGTAGCCGCAAAAAGGAATCCGAATGTTAAGAAGTTTATTTCACCTCTTAACGAGGATACAATCTTATCGCTTGTTAGCGTTATTTCGCTTCAGCAAAGATTGTATTCTTCCCTGTCTTGTAGAGAATTTTTGATCGATTATGTTAGGAAGTTCATTCCAAACATGACATCGCATCTACCAGGGGTTGATTGTTTAGACTTATGGGAGCCGTATCCTGTTTTTAAGGACGTTTTCCTAGCTAAACGAACGGAAGATTACGCACATCGGGAGGGCCACTTGACCCTAACCGAGACGCCTGACAAGCGGT